GGAACCTGTTCGCCGCGCTTGGCGATTTTGTCGTGATTGGCGGGCGGCCCTCGGCGGGCAAGACGCTGCTGTCCGTCCAGATGGCGGACGTGCTTTCCAGGAGCTACCGGGTCGGGTATTTCAGCTTGGAAACCAGCCCCGGAAAAATCTATGACCGGTTTTTCGCGCAGGCGATCCCGCTGGACTTCGGCGATATCAAGCGCCATTCGCTGACGGCGGAAGACCACGCCGCGCTCGCGTATCACAAACGCCGCTTTTTGAAACAGTCGCTTGACGTGATCCGTGCGGGCGGCTACACAGTGGAGAAGATTCAGACCGAAACCCTCCGGAAACGCTATCAGGTGATTTGTGTGGATTACCTGCAGCTGGTGCGCCTGGAACGCGCAAAGCCCGGCAACCGGACGGAAGAAGTCGGCGCGGTGTCGCGGGCATTACATACGCTGGCGCAGCGGCACAATGTGCTGGTCATCGCGCTGGCGCAGCTGAGCCGCCCGCCGAAAGGCGTCAAAGCCGACCCGACGCTCGGCGACCTGCGGGAGTCCGGGCAGATCGAGCAGGACGCGGATATCGTCATGATGTTGTCGCTGAAAATCCCGGGGCCCGGCGAGCCGCCCACGACCGACCGACTGCTCCGCGTCGTGAAGAACAAGGAGGGCAGCCTGGGACAGATCGTACTTGGCTTCGACGGCAGGCACCAGCAGCTGCTGGAATACCTGGAAATGCCCGCCGCGCCGGTAACGAAAGCGCCCGCCGCGCCAGCGCCAGCGCCGGAGCCTGACCCGCAGGTATCGCTGGACGACTGAACGCACGAATAACGGCAGAAAGGATACAAAATGGAGCTTTTGAAAGAAAAAACAGAAAACGCAAAGGGCACCGCGCGGACCATCGGGGAGATGCTGATGGAAATCGGGCGGATGAGCAGCCAGGCGGCGGAGCTGGTTGAGCAGGATTTGGGCAACCCGGAAATGTCGCTGGAAAAGTGCGCGGACGCGCTGAAGGAGCACGCCCGGAAGAACCAGAGCGGCGGGTGCTGGAGCTGCGCGGTGTTCCGGATCGACCCGGAAAACGAGGCCGTGAAGGTGATCCTTGATTTTTACAAAATCCCCGTCGAATGTCTGACCGGCGCCGCGCCGGAACCGGCAAAGCCCGCAGGCGGCAAAATCGACCTGCTTGACCTGCTGTGAGGTGTCGCCATGGATGCGCTTTTTGAGAGCTGTCCGGCAATGGACTTTGCGGCGCTGGACGAGGAGATCCTGGGCGGGCCGCTGATAGACGACAACTACCTGTTCTACCGCACCCATCAGCCGTTTTGCGGCTGGCCGGAGGTCGATGACACTATGAAAAACATGTGGGAGCTGCACTGTACATCCTGCGGCCAAGATATACTCCAGGCGAAAAGACGGAAATTTAAGCCCAGCGCTCTGAAGCAGTGCCCGGAGTGCGGCGCGAATGTAAACGTTAAAAAATGGATTGACAGGCGTGTCAATCTGCAGACCCGTCTGCTGTATTACAAATTCCAGCGCGGCGAGGGGCGGCGGGTTTGGCTGCACGCTTACCGCGTAACGCATAATTTTTGCCCTGGGCCGGGATACGAACGGCTGGAATACGACGAGGTATCGCGGTACCTGTTCGAGGATGGCAAGGCGTATAAGTGGACGTGCCAGTTAAATTATTTTGGACGGGATATCGTATCACAGTGGGTGCGCCGGAAGCAGGTCACAAAAACAGTCTGGCATCGCAATACCATGAGCAGTATGCCGCCCTATCCGGCTTTTGTCGGCCCGATTGCGCGTGAAACGATCTCCGGGAGCTGCCTGGAATACAGCCAGCTGGACAAAGCGATCGGGGCGGAATTTGACATTCCGGAATATCTCGATTTTTACCTCAGGAATCCGATGATCGAATATCTCTGGAAATTTAATCTGTGGTATCTGCTGTGGGACGCGCTGATGAATGGCCGCCGCGCCGAGCTGCGCAAGGTTTTCAGGCTGAATGCCAGACGCCCCAGGGATCTGCTGCCCGGCCTGTCGAAAAAACGAGGTGCGCGAAATCGCTGACAAACAGTGGGGACTCCGCACTGTGCAAACCTATCAAAGGCTAAAAGCGGACGGGATTGTTTCGGGCAACGGCACGTGCTTCGAGTGGGCCGAGGTCGTGAGCAACAACGGCGACGTGGTGGAGCGGGCCGCAAATCAGGGGATTGACGGGAAAACGCTCCGCGTGTACATCGAGAAGCAGGCGTGGCGGAGCGGGCTTTCGGTGAGTATGGTATTGCACGATTACGGCGATTACCTCAACCTGCTGCGGCGGCTGAATATTATTGGCGGGGATTTGCTGCCGGGGGATTTGCGGATCGCCCACGAACGGCTCAGCCTGCGGCTCAATAAGGTTAAAAACGAAGGGCTGAACCAACAGTTTCGTATGCGGCGGCGTCTGTACCGGTGGCTGCGCTGGCGGCATGACGGAATGTTCATCCGCCCGATAGATTCGGTGCAGGAAATCACCCGCGAAGGCGAACGGCAGCGGAACTGCGTGGCAGGCTACGCCAGACGGCACGCCAACGGGGATACCATTATCTGTGTGCTGCGGCGGGCGGACGCGCTCGGCAAAAGCTGGCACACAGTGGAGCTGAACCCCAAAACGCTTGACGTGGTGCAATGCCGCGCCTTCCGCAACGGGAACGCCGCGCCGGAAGCGCAGGAATTTATCGATTTGTGGACAGACCGGCTGAAATCTATCAAATTTGCGAGGGATGCAGGATGAATTACATAGAAGCAATGCAGAACCAGCTGCCCGCCGAGGTCGAGACGCTGACGGCGGAAATCCAGGTCTACAAGCAGCAGGCCGGGGCGTGTATCGTCGAAATCGGGCGGCGGCTGATTCAGGCAAAGGACCTGCTGCCGCATGGGCAGTGGGCGTCATGGCTTGCCGAGAAAGTCGAGTTTTCGGAGAAGACCGCACAAAACTTTATGCGGGTAGCGCGGGAGTATGCAAATCCGCAACCGGTTGCGGATTTGGGGCTGTCGAAGGCTTTGCTTTTGTTACAGCTCCCGGAGGAGGAGCGCGAGGAGTTTATTGAAAAGCCGCACGAGGTCGGCGGCGAGGAAAAAACCGTGCAGGAAATGAGCAAGCGGGAACTGGAAAAGGTCATCCGGGAGCGCGACGAGGCGCGGAAAGCCGCCGAGGCCGCGCAGGCCGACGCCGTGAGATGGAAAAGCGCTGCCGACGCCGGGGAGGTCCTGCTGGAAAATACGAAAAGCAAGCTGGAGAGCGCGAAAGGCGAATTGGAATCCGCGAAAAATGAGCTGGAATCTGCGGCGAAACAGGCGGAGGTCGCCGCGGAGGAGCGCGAAGCCGCGGAAAAAGCGTTTCGCGAAGCGGAGAAGCGGCAGAAAGAGCTGGCCGTAAAGCTGAAAGCGGCGGAAGAAGCCGCCAGGGCCGAGCCCATCCCCGCCGAGGTCGTCCCGGACGAGGAGACGCTGGAACGCATCCGCGCGGAAATCCGCGCCGAGCAGGCCGACGCACTGAAAGCGGCGGAGGAACGTGCGGCGGAAGCGTCGGCGCGGCTGGAAAAGGCAAAGAACCCGGCGGCGCTACGGGTGAGCCTTTGCTTTGAGGACGTGCAGGCGAAAATTACCGTGATTGAGTCGGCGCTGCGCGACCTGCGCGGCGACCAGCCGGAAGCGGCGGACAGGTTTTGCGACGTGATTTCGGAGTTTTTCAATCAGTGCGCGCTGAGGATTGGAGGGTAATGATTATGCTGAATAAAGTAATTCTGATGGGCCGCCTGACCCGCGATCCGGCGCTCCGGCGGTACAGCGACGAATCCGTCGTAAATTTCACGGTCGCACTTGACCGCCCGACCAAGGGCGAAAAGAAAACGGATTTTATCGACGTGGTTGTGTGGGGTAAACGCGCCGACTGGTGTACAAACTGGCTGGAAAAGGGCTGCCTGGTGATTGTGGTTGGAAGCCTGCGCTCCCGCAACTGGGAGGACAAGCACGGGAATAAACGGGTATCCATTGAGGTACAGGCGGACGAGGTACAGTTCGGCGAAACCAAACGGGCGCGGGAAGCAAACGCGAAAGCCCCGGCCGACGCGCCGGGCGTGCCGCCGGATTTCACCGAATTGTCCGATGACGATGACGACGAGGGAACAGTCCCGTTTTAACAAAGAGGAGAGATCACCATGAAACGCCGGAAAACCATCCGCGCGGGCAGGCTGGTGCATGACTGCGCGTATACCATGTGTTTCCCTTCGGACGCCCCGCGCGCCCGGAGGGAGAAACGCAAATGCACCAGCGCTGCCCGCCAGCGCATGAACCTTAAACGCGCCGCGCAAAAGCTGGAATTATCGCTTGCCGCGAATTTTGGGCAGCGTGATTTGGTGCTGTCGCTCGGCTATGACGACGCGCACCTTCCGGAGACGCGGGAGGCGGCGGTGGCGTGCCTGCGGAAGCTGCTCCGGCAGCTGCGGACGGTCCGGAAGCGGAACGGTCAGGAGCTGAAATATATCTATGTGACAGAGGGATTGCATGGGGATAAGCGCGTACACCATCATCTGGTAATCAACGGCACGGGCAGCGACCTGGAAACCCTTCGCAGCCTGTGGCCGCATGGGGACGTTGACCTTGCGCCGCTGTCGCTGCGGGACGGTTATTACGCGCTGGCCGAGTACCTAACCAAGGAGCCCCGGAACGGCGACCGCACGCTGAACGGCTCGCGCTGCTGGACGCCCAGCCGGGGACTCGCAAAGCCGGAGGTCGAAAGCACGACGATCCCGGACAACCTGACGCTTTCCGTGCCGCCCGGCGCGGTCGTGCTGGACAGCGACAGCATCCGAAACGAGTTCGGCGAGTTTGTGTATCTCAAATATTTATTGCCCGAACGGCTTGAGCGGGCGTTCAAAGTGAAATCACCGGGCAAACCCAGGACGAAAAAACGGTCTTGCAGGAAAAAGAAGGATGTGGTACAATCATGATAAAAGGAAAACCTTATGTGAAAAATGGCTGGCTTCGCTGCCCCGCGTGCAAGAGGAAGCTGTTCCCAGTTCGTCCGGATACGAAAATCCGCTGCCTGCTGTGGGTGTGCCGCCAATGCCACGAACAATTTGAGATCAATTTAGAGCCACGAGCCTGTGAGCCATGAGCCAACGGAACGGTATGGATACCGGTTCTGTCGGCTCTTTTTCTTTTGTACCTTTATAACGGAATAGCCCCCGCTTATATTTTTCGGGCTTGGAACCGTGTATAACTTTTGGACACGGATGTAGAAAATGCCCGCGCTGCCTTGCGGCACCCTCCCCGGCGTGGTAAAATGGAACCAGACAAGCAGAGCCAGGAGCCATTGAGCCACGAGCCGGATCATTCGCGAGAAGTCGCGGTTAATCCGGCTCGTTTTGTTTTTCAAGGGGAGGTGTGCCCGATGGCAAAAGGAAGATATGAGCGGTGGCGCACGCCCGAAGGGCTGACCCTGCTGCGCGGCTGGACGCGCGACGGGCTGACCGACGCCGAAATCGCCCGGCGGATCGGCGTGCGGCGGCAGACGGTTTACGAGTGGATGAGCCGCTATCCGGACATTGCGGACGCTATGCGCTGCGGGCGCGACGTGGTAAATTATCGCGCGGAGGACTGCCTGATCCAGCGGGTGACCGGGTACGACACCCTGGAAACCCGGAAGGAGTACGACGCGGACGGTAATCTGGTGCGCGAGGTGCAGCAGGTGCGGCATATCCCGCCGGATGTCGGCGCGGCGCAGTTCTGGCTGCAAACCCATATGCGGGAGCGCTACGGCGGATTGGGCATGATGGCGGCGGACGAAGCGCAGACCGGCTGCATGCTGCTGCCGGAGGTGGACTCGGATGGCGGCTAACGTGATCTGGAAGCCGCAGCCCGCGCAGGTGCGTTTCCTGCGGCGGCCGGAGTATGAAGCGCTGTACGGCGGCGCGGCGGGCGGCGGGAAGTCCGAGGCGCTGGTCATGGAGGCGGTGCGGCAGGTACACATTCCGCATTACCGGGCGCTGCTCCTGCGCAAGACCTATCCGGAGCTTTCCGAGCTGATTGGCAAAAGCCTGAACTATTATCCGCGTGTGTTCCCGCGGGCGAAGTTTAACGAGACGAAGCACCGCTGGACCTTTCCGAGCGGCGCAACGGTCGAGTTTGGGGCGATGCACCGCACGGCGGACAAGCTCAAATACCAGGGCAGGACGTGGGATTTTATCGCGTTCGACGAGCTGACGCATTTCACATGGGAGGAATACAGCTATTTGTTCTCCCGCAACCGACCAAACGGGCCGGGAACCCGCGTTTACATGCGGGCGACCGCCAACCCCGGCGGCATCGGGCACGGCTGGGTGAAGGAACGCTTCATCGCAGCGGCCCCGTCAGGGACGCGGATTGTCGCGGAAATGAAGGTCGAGCAGCCGGACGGCACGCTCCTGAAAATGACGCGCGACCGGGTTTTCATCCCGGCAAAGGTGTACGATAACCAGATTCTTTTGAACAATGACCCGAACTACGTTGCGAATCTTTCCATGCTGCCCGAAGCCGAGCGGCGCGCGCTGCTGGAGGGCGACTGGGACAGCTTCAGCGGGCAGGTGTTCACCGAGTGGAAGGACGACCCCGCGCATTACCACGACCGCCGCTTCACGCATGTGATTGCGCCCTTTGATATCCCGCCGGAATGGCCGGTCTACCGGGGCTTTGACTGGGGGTACTCCAGGCCGTTCTCGGTCGGCTGGTGGGCGGTTGACCATGACGGCTGCATGTACCGGGTGCGGGAGTTATACGGCTGCACCGCCGAGCCGAACACCGGCGTAAAATGGACGCCGGAGCAGCTCGCAAGGAAAATTCGGGAAACCGAGAGCGACGACCCGAACCTGAAAGGCAGGCGGATTCATGGGATTGCCGACCCGGCGATCTGGGACGGCTCCGGCGGGGAGAGTATCGCCGATGTGATGGAGCGTGCAGGCGTGTACTTCGACAGGGCCGACCATGCGCGGATTTCCGGCAAGATGCAGATTCATAACCGGCTCGCCTTCGACGAGAACGGGAAAGCGATGCTGTACGTATTTTCCGGGTGCCGGCAGTTTATCCGCACCATTCCGGCGCTGGTGTACAGCCAGACCGATGTGGAGGACGTGGACACGGACTGTGAAGACCATATCTACGACGAAATGAGATATATCGCGATGGAACGCAAGATGAAGCCGCGCGCTGCGGTGAAGCAGAAAGAAAAGCAATTTGACCCCTTGGAGGACAACCGCTATGAAGAATTTACCGTTTTCCGATGAACCGCAGGAAGCCGCAGAGCCGGTCAGGAATATTGACGATTCCGTCGTCGCGGAAGGGTTCCGGCTGCTGCTCGAATATAAGCGCGGCAAATCCGTGCTCGAACAGCGGATCATCAGCAACGAGGAATGGTACCGACTGCGGCATAACCGGGTGCAGGGCGGCGCGTCGAAATCGCCGATTGACCCGCATTCCGCGTGGCTGCTCAACAGCCTGATGAACAAGCACGCCGACCTCATGGACGATATGCCGGTTCCGGCGATTCTGCCGCGTGAGCGCAGCGACGAGCAGACCGCGCAGGTGCTGGGGGAGATCATCCCCGTGATTCTGGAGCGCGCCGGGTTCGACGAGATTTATGACCGGTGCAGCTGGTATAAGCTCAAGAATGGGACAGCTTGCTATGGCGTGTTCTGGGACGGCGGCGCGGACGGCGGGCTGGGCGATATCACGCTTGGGCGGGTGGACTTGCTGAATCTGTTCTGGGAGCCGACGGTGCAGGATATCCAGGACAGCCCGAACCTGTTCTGTGTGCGGCAAGTGCCGGTTGAAATTCTGCGGGAACAGTACCCCGGTATGGAATTTACCGGCGACCGGGGGCTGGCTGTTGAGCAGTACATCCGTGATGACGCGCGGGACGACAGCAAGTGCGCGCTGCTGGTGGACTGGTACTATAAAAAGGCTGGGAAACTGCACCTCATTAAATTTGCGTCCGGCAAGCTGCTGTATGCGTCCGAGAACGATCCGGCGCTTGCCGAACGAGGGCTTTATGACCACGGGAAATATCCGTTTGTGTTCGATACGCTGTTCCCACTGGAGGGGCTGCCGTATGGGTTCGGGTTCATTGACGTGATGCGCGACCCGCAGACCTACATTGACCAGCTCGACCAGTGTATCCTGTACAACGCGCGGCTGGCTGGCCGTCCGAGGTGGTATATTTCGGACAGTACGGGCATTAACGAGGAGGAGTTCGCCGACTGGTCAAGGGATTTCGTGCACGTTGCGGGCAAGGTCGATGAGGAGCATTTAAGGCAGATTACGGTGAATCCCTTGAATGCGTATATTATCAACCATCGGGAAGCCAAGATTGCCGAAATGAAGGAAACCTCCGCAAACCGGGATGTTTCCAGCGGCGGCACGCAAAGCGGCGTGACGGCGGCTTCCGCAATCGCCGCCATGCAGGAGGCGGGCAATAAAGTTTCGCGCGATATGCTCTTCCGCAATCGCCGCCATGCAGGAGGCGGGCAATAAAGTTTCGCGCGATATGCTCAAATCCAGCTACCGCACCTATCGGAAGGTTGTGGAATTGGTGATTGAGTTAATCCGGCAGTTCTACGATGTTGGCCGTGTGTTCCGCGTGGTCGCCGAGAACGGCGCGGCAGAGTATGTCAGCTTTGACGGGCAGCAGATGGCGCTGGAGGGACGCAGGCCGGTCTTTGATATCGAGGTCAGCCCGCAGAAGTCCAACCCGTTTAACCGGCTCAGTCAGAATGAGTTTGCGAAAGAGCTTTATCAGGCCGGTATTTTCCGTCCTGACATGGCCGATCAGGCGCTTGCCATGCTCGATATGATGGAGTTCGAGGGCAAACAAAAAGTCGTGGAAAAGGTACAGCAGGGACAGACCCTTTTCCAGCAGGTGCAGGCGCTTCAGCAGGCCTGCGCTCAGCTCGCACAGCGGGTCGCCGCGACGACCGGGGAGAACCCTTCCGGGCTGCTCACCGCAATCGGGATGCAGGGGCAGACCGGCACGCCGCGTCAGGTCGGCGGCTCCGGCAGCAGCCAACGGGGCACGGCGGCGCAGGCCTATGACCGCGCGGCAAGCCTCGCCCAGGGCGCGGAACAGCGGCGGCTGGAACGGGGTTCGCCTGTTTGATGGCATAGCAAAAGCCCCTCGGCGGGCTTGACCGGGGGCTTATGGATTAACAACGTATTCACTTTATTTCTCTTCTGTCGTGGATGGCCCCTGCATTTCTTCACCCTCAATGCGAAGAATAAAATCAATGATCTGAGTATCGGACAGCCCCATCTCTCGCAGAGCGTGAATGGAACGGATGATTTCTTTTGAAGTCATTAAGATCACCTCCTCCGGACTGATTAAAGATAATATTATCATAACACGGAGGAAGGAGGAAAACAAGAGTATGATTGAGATTACTTTTGAGCCGCGCAGGCTTACGGCGCGGGGGCACGCGGGCAGCTCGGACGGGTGCGCGGCGGTGTCCGCGATTCTGTACGCGCTGGCGGGCGGGTTGGAGAACCTTGCTTATCCGGTGCAGTGGCAGATTGATTCCGGGATTGCGGATATCCCCATCCCGGACAGCTGGGACGCGCACACCATGTATGTCATGGCGGAGGTCGGGCTGAGACAGCTTGCGCTGATACGGGACGATATCCGCATTTTGGACGATTGACGCGCGGGAAAGACCGCAGATGATAGTAAGGCTCAGGGCGGCTGCGCGGGGTTTGTAATTGGGCCGTCCGCCGGGGACACGTGGAGACACGGACGCGCGGGAACAGACCGCAGAAAGGATAACAGCAGTGTTAAAAATCTTGAAAATTAACCTGTCCGCCTTTGAAGGCGGAGGGGATGGCGCGGCGGCTCCGGCGGCGGCGCAGGGCAGTAATCCGGCACCCGCCCAGCCGGGAATGGGCAGTAACGCGGCGCTCGCCCAGCCGCAGAACGGAAGCGCGCCGGTCGCTCAGGCTCAGGGGCAGGACGGTCAGCAGGCTGCCGAGCCTACCTTTGACGAGCTGGTCAAAGGAAAATATAAACAGGATTTTGACAGCCGAGTGCGGGATATTATTTCCCGGCGGATGGCAAGCCGGGACGCCGAACTGGACGGCATGCGCCCCATTATGGCGATTTTGCAGCATCGATACGGCGTGGAGGACGGCAAGGGCGCGGCGGAAGCCGTTCGGCAGGCGCTGGAGAGTGACGACGCCTACTGGCAGGCGGCAGCGGACAAGGCGGGCATGACCGCCGAACAGATGCGGCAGATGTCGATGGCGGAAGCGCATTCGCGGGAGCTGCAAAAGCGGCTGGAAGCGTTCCAGACCGAGGCGGCACGGCAGGAAGCCCTTCGGATGCTGGCCGCGCAGGCCGAGCAGGTCAAGGCGCAGCATCCGGACTTCGACGTGGATGCCGAGCTTGCCGCAAATCCGCGCTTCGGCGCGATGGTGCAGAATGGTATTGATATGCTGACCGCTTACCAGGTGTGCCACCAGCAGGAATTCCTTGCGGCGGCGCAGCGGCAGGCCGAGGAGAAAATCGCGGGCACGGTACGCGCCAACCAGAACCGTCCCGCTGAGAACGGTACGGGCGGGAGCCAGCCGGTCAAGCTGGGCAGCGACCCGTCCAAATGGACAAAGGAACAGTTCCGCGACGTGTACAAGCGCGTCGGGCGCGGGGAGCGGATTGTCCTGTAACGGAAAGGAGTATGCAGAATGCCGCATCTTTTGAAAGTAAACCTGAAAGCGTTTGACGGTGCTGCCGGAGACGTGCATCAGAACAACCTCAACACCCATACCACTGGCACGGCGAACCTGTCGGCGGAAATGAAAACCTATTACGACACCGCGCTGATCCACGCGGCGGAGCCGAAGCTCGTGCACGCGCAGTTCGGGCAGAAGCGGAACATCCCGCAGGGGCGGGGCAAAACCATTGAGTTCCGCAAGTTCAGCCAGCTGCCGAAAGCGCTCACCCCGCTGACCGAGGGCGTTACCCCGGACGGCGGCTCGATGAAGGTTACCAGCGAGACCGCGACGGTCAACCAGTACGGCTATTACATCGCGATTTCTGATTTGCTCGACCTGACGGCGCTTGACCCGATGGTTCAGGAGGCAGTCACGGCGCTCGGCGGTCAGGCGGGCCGCACGCTGGATACCGTGATTCGTGAGATTCTGAACGCGGGCACCAATGTGCAGTATGCCGAAGGCCAGGTCGCCAGCCGCGCGGCGCTTACCAGCGAACATAAGCTGACGGTCAAGGCGGTCAAGATGGCGGTGCGCACCCTCAAAAACGCCAACGCGGACACGATTGAAGGGGATTTCATCGGCATTATCCACCCAGATATCGCCTTTGACCTGACCGAAGATCCCGAATGGAAGTACCCGCATCAGTATACCGATACAAAGGAGATTTACGAGGGCGAAATCGGCAAAATCGCGGGCGTGCGGTTCGTGGAGACGACCGAAGCCAAGATTTTCGAGGGTTCCATCTATTCGACCCTGATTATCGGCGCGAACGCTTACGGTGTGACCGAAATCGAGGGCGGCGGCCTTAAAACGATTATCAAGCAGAAGGGTTCCGTCGGGACGGCTGACCCGCTGGACCAGCGTTCGACCGCGGGCTGGAAGGCTATCCTTACCGCCAAGATTCT